TATGCCGCAGGAGGCAAGATACTATGGCTAATCTGGCCACAGAGTTTGGTGTAAGTGTCAGGACAATTAAAAACGATATTGACATCCTATCGCTTTCTTACCCCATAGAAACTATCCGGGGTCGTTACGGTGGAGGAGTTAGGGTTGCCGATGGATATTATTTGCACAAGAAATACCTAAAGCCTGAACAGCAAGAGCTGTTGGAGCGATTAAGCGTTAACCTTTCCGGCAACGACCTGTTAGTGATGAACAGCATTATTAAAGATTTTGCTCTAAGTGGTTAAGAAAGAAGGTGGAGTTGTGAGCGAGCTACATTTTGCACTGGCAGAGGAACTAGAAAGACTTGCGGCAGGATATCGTGCCTTGGCAAAGGGCGAGATAGATCCAGATGAAATCACCATTCAAGATATCAGCATTATACTCACAGAAAAAATGCAAAAGGGCAAGATATCCGAAATTAGGCGGCTACTGGGAAAATACGGTGCAGCAAAACTGGTGGAAGTAAATCCGAAAACCTACAATGCCTTCTACCAGGAAGCCAAAAGGCTATAAAGGAGGGGAAAAAAGATGGCGGATGATCTTGTATTAAATATCGCAAAGGACCTTAGAAAGTTGGCAAATAGCATAGAGAAACTGGCAAAAGAAAAACCGGCCATGCCTGGTGAAACAATGGCTACTTCACCAGAAATTACTCTGGAGGAAGTTAGGGCAAAACTGGCAGCACTGATGCAAGAGGGTAAGCAGGCTGAGGTTAAAGCGCTTCTACAAAAACATGGCGGGGAGAAACTCTCGGATGTTCTGGAAGAAAATTACCCAGCACTTCTTAAAGATGCGGAGGGGGTGTAAATGGCAAAACAGAAGGTGAATTGCGCTTTAAGCGAAAGAAAGGCTGGCCCGGGCCATGCGTTACTTTCAGCTTCCGGCTCCAATAGATGGCTTAACTGCCCACCTTCAGCTCGATTGGAAGCTGGGATGGAGGAAAGGTCTAGCGAATACGCCCGGGAAGGCACCTTTGCCCATGCCTTGGCGGAACTTAAACTAGCTTGTTACCTAGAAAACATAACTACATTTGAGTATAACAGGAGACTTCAAAGATTAAAGCAGGACAAATTTTACAGTCAAGAGTTAGAAGATGATGTGGAGATTTACGTGGACTTTGCTATTGAAAAAATCAATGAAGCAAAAGCCCGTACCAAAGATGCAGTGGTGCTCCTAGAGGCCAGATTGGATTACAGCCCTTGGGTGCCGGAGGGTTTTGGAACTGGGGACTTAGTGCTAGTGACCGATGGTGTATTGGAAGTGGTGGATCTCAAGTTTGGCAGAGGAGTGCAAGTTTCAGCGGTAGATAACAGCCAAATGCGGCTATATGCCTTAGGGGCCATCCATCAGTTTTCCGTTCTTTATAGGATTAACACAGTGAAAATGACCATCCATCAGCCCCGGCTAGATAACATCAGCACTGCTGAAATGCCCCTGGAAGAACTGCTTCACTGGGGCGAGCATACCGCAAAGCCCATAGCTGATTTGGCCTTCAGAGGGCAGGGCGAATTTAAGTCCGGCGAACATTGCCGTTTTTGCAAAGTCCGCTTTACTTGCCGGGCTAGGGCTGACGAACATATGAAATTGGCTCGGCATGATTTCAAAAAACCACCCCTTTTAACAGATGAGGAGATTACTGAAATTCTATCAGTAACAGATGCCCTACAAAAATGGGTCAATGATGTTCAAGCTTACGCCCTAGACCAGGCCGTAAATCATAACAAGGAATGGCCAGGGTACAAGCTGATTGAGGGCCGAAGCTACCGCAGATATGAAGACGAGGTTCAGGCAGCCGAAGTTTTAATGGCGGCAGGTTTCGGTGAAGAAAGGATTTATGCCAAAAAACTACTAGGCATTACAGCCATGGAACGGCTAATGGGCAAGGAGCAGTTTAAGGAAATCCTGGGGCCATATATTAAAAAACCCCCGGGAAAACCAAAGCTGGTGAGTGTGGATGATAAAAGGCCGGCAATAAAAAGCACAGCGGAAATTGATTTTAAGGAGGAAATATAAATGTCAACCAAAGTGATAACTGGAAAAGTTAGATTTTCATATGTCAATGTGTGGGAGCCAAAGTCAGTAAACGGTAGTGACCCCAAGTATTCGGTGTCTTTAATCATTCCCAAAAGTGATACAGAGACATTAAAAAAGATTAAATCTGCCATTGAAACAGCCAAAAAGGAAGGGCTTGCCAAGCTAGGTGGTAAAATCCCCTCTCATCTTAAAACTCCTTTACGAGACGGGGATACCGACAGATCTGATGATGAGGCTTATGCCGACAGTTATTTTGTAAATGCTAACAGCTTTATTAAGCCTGGCCTTGTAGATAAAAATGTCCAGCCCATCCTGGACCAAACTGAATTTTATAGCGGCTGCTATGGCAGGGCCAGCATAATCTTTTACGCCTATAACGTCAACGGGAATAAAGGCATTGCCTGCGGGCTTCAAAACCTGCAGAAGCTGGAAGATGGCGAGCCGCTAGGTGGTAAATCCAAGCCTGAGGATGACTTTGAACCCTTGGCTGATGATGCCCTTGATATTCTTCAATAACATGCTGTCTATAGATATTGAAACTTACAGCAGCGTAGACCTCGCCAGGTGTGGGGTCTACGCCTACACCCAGGCAGAGGATTTTACCATTTTGCTACTCGGTTATGCCTTTAATGGCGAACCGGTGCAGGTTGTTGATTTAGCCAATGATGAGGTCATTCCTGATGAAATTCTTAGGGCTTTAACAGATCCAGCTGTTATCAAAGCAGCATTTAACGCTAATTTTGAAAGAACCTGCCTAGCACAATATCTTGATATGCCAATGCCACCTAAGCAGTGGTGTTGCAGCCAGGCCCATGCCCTAACTTTAGGTTTGNCGGCTAGTTTGGAAAAGGTGGCCAAGGTGTTAAACCTGCCTAGTCAAAAGATGCAGGAGGGCAAAGCCTTAATCCGATACTTTTCAATGCCTTGTAAGCCGACCCAAGCCAACGGCGGTAGGACACGTAATCTGCCCGNACACGATGTAAAAAGGTGGGAGCAGTTTAAAGTTTACTGCAAACAAGATGTGGAGGTGGAACGGGCCATTCNGCATAGGCTACAGCGCTATCCAATGCCGGAAAAGGAAATGCGGTTGTGGCATTTGGACCAGCGCATTAACGACTATGGAGTTGGGATCGACCAAAGCTTGGTGGAAAACGCCATCTACTGCGATGAAAATTACCAGAAGAAATTGATGGAGGAAGCTGTTCATTTAACCAGGCTGGAAAACCCCAACAGCCCGGCCCAGTTAAAAAGGTGGCTACAAAGCAGACACGGCATCAAAGTGGATAGTCTGGCCAAAGCAAAAGTGGAAGAACTGTTAGCCACAACAGGTAACCCGGTGGTGAAACGGGTGCTGGAACTTAGACAAGAGATGTCCAAAACTTCTGTGAGAAAATATGAAGCCATGAAGAGGGCCCTTGGTAAAGATATGCGTGTTAGAGGACTGTTGCAATATTACGGGGCCAACCGAACGGGCCGGTGGGCGGGAAGGCTGGTGCAGGTGCATAACCTGCCTAGAAATAACATGGTTGATCTAGACCTGGCCAGAAGGCTTCTTAAAACCAGTGATTATGAAGCACTGGAGCTGCTCTTTGACAGTGTGCCCGATGTATTATCCCAGCTAATTAGAACAGCCCTTGTGCCGTCCCCTAATCACCGATTTATTATAGCGGACTTTAGTGCCATTGAAGCCAGGGTTATTGCCTGGCTAGCAAAAGAAAAGTGGGTTGTGGACGTTTTCAAAGGCCACGGAAGAATTTACGAGATGACTGCCAGCAGGATGTTTGGGGTACCGATGAAGCTGATTATCCGGGGCAACCCGGAATATGAGTTGCGGCAAAAAGGTAAAATCGCTACTTTGGCCTGTGGTTACCAGGGTAGTATTGGTGCCTTAAAAGCCATGGGTGCTTTAAATATGGGGCTGTCAGAGGAGGAACTACCGGAAATTGTAGCTGCTTGGCGAAAGTCCAATCCGAATATTATAAAGCTCTGGCGGGATGTGGAAGATGCGGCCCTTGAGTCCGTAAAGAATAGGACAGCGGTCAAAATGCGATACGGCCTTAAATTTTACTATAAAAGCGGGATGCTCTTTATTGGATTACCTTCTGGCAGAAGCCTCGCTTATGTACGTCCCCGGATTGAGCTAGATGAGCGCTTTAATAAATACGGGCTAACTTACGAAGGGATAGAGCTTGGCAAATGGCGCCGGATAAGAACCTATGGCGGAAAGCTTGCGGAAAATATTGTTCAGGCCATTGCCAGAGATTGTTTAGCAGAGTCAATATTAAGGCTTGATGAAGCTGGCTATAAAATCGCCTTCCATGTCCATGACGAGGTGGTGCTGGATGTGCCTCATGGCTTTGGTTCGATTAAAGAAGTGGAGGCAATCATGAGCCAGGATATTGCATGGGCGCCGGGACTACCTTTGCAGGCTGAAGGCTTTGAAAGTGATTACTATATGAAAGATTAGGAGGTTTTAATTCATGAGAGATATACAGGTGTTTAATCATACAGAGTTTGGAGAGTTAAGTGTTTTGATCATTGATAATCGGGAACATTTTCCTGCAACAGAATGTGCCAGAATGTTGGGCTATGTAAACCCAAAGGATGCGGTGAGCAGGCATTGTAGGTGGGTAGTGAAACACGACCTACCTCATCCGCAGAATCTAACAAACTTATAAAAATGAACTTTATCCCTGAGGGTGATCTTTACCGCTTGATTATCCGCTCCAACCTACCCAAGGCAGAGCAATTTGAAAGATGGGTTTTTGATGAGGTGCTGCCTTCTATTAGAAAATACGGCCTATATGCCACCGATACCCTCATCGACGACATCTTAAATAACCCCGATTTGGGCATCAAGCTTTTTAAGGAATACAAGCAGGCTAAGGAAAAAGCAAAAGAACTGGAATTGGAAACTGCCAAGCAAAAGCAAATTATTGGGGAGTTAAGGCCCAAGGCTTCTTACTATGACCTCATTTTACAAAACAAATCCCTGATGCCTATCACCAAAATTGCCAAGGATTATGGCATGTCAGGCCAGGCTATGAATAAGCTGCTTCACGAATTAGGTGTCCAGTATAAGATGGGCAACACCTGGCTTTTATACCAAGATTATGCCGGCCAAGGCTATACCCAGTCTAAGACCCACACCATTGATGCAAAAAGAAGTGCCATGCATACCTATTGGACACAAAAAGGCCGCCTATTCCTTTATGAACTGCTAAAAAACAAGAAGGGTTTGCTGCCGGTCATCGAACGAAAAATTGCCTAGAGGAGGGAGAAAACCGTGGACAGAATTAACCCCAAGCACTATAAAACCGGTGGTATCGAGACCATCGACTTTATCAAAGCCAAACTAACAGATGAACAATTTAAAGGTTACCTAGCGGGAAACGTCATTAAATACCTATCCCGCTTTGAACATAAAGCTGGGGAAGAAGACTTACAAAAGGCTGGTTGGTATCTAAACCGACTGCTGGTGGACAAGGGTCAAAGAAGACCTGTCATCTACATCTGCTCCCCCCTTAGGGGAGATGTGGAGAGAAATATCCAAAAGGCCATCGGTTACTCCCGCTATATTTATGGCCAAGGCGGTATCCCTTTAGCCCCCCATGTCATTTTCACCACCTTCCTCGATGATACCGACCCCGGGGAAAGGGCCGTAGGTCTGGACTTGGGCTTAGAGCTACTGGAAATATGTGATGAACTGTGGGCTTTTGGAGATAAGGTTTCGGAAGGCATGGCTGGCGAGATTGCCCGGGCGGGGGAATTGGGACTTAGGGTAAAAAGGTTTAACAGCCAGCTGGAGCTGGAGGCTGCTGCTTTATGAATCTAGTCGCCCAAACAGCCCACCAGATGCTTAAACAGGGTTGGCATTGCATCCCATTGCAAACCAAAAAGAAAAAGCCAATTGGATCTAAATGGCAAAAGCGCCTTATTAAAGCAGAAGAAATCAATCAAATCTTCACCCCAGATCACAATATTGGCTTACTGCTGGGGGAGCCTTCGGACTGGATTGTGGATATTGATTGTGACACACCAGAAGCGGTTGTTGCCGCTGGCTACCTATTGCCGGAGACCGGCCTTACTTTTGGCAGAGAAAGCATAGGACAGGCACATTTATTATATCGCAGCTTGGAAGCGCAAACTGCCAAGTTCCAAGATCCTGTAGGGAACATTACCATTTTGGAAGTTCGCAGTACCGGTAGCCAAACCATGATTCCACCTTCAATCCATCCTACGGGTGAAAAGGTGATCTGGATGGAACGAGGCAAGCCCAAAGAGTTGGCTCATGTGGAGCTACTTAAAGTAGCCCGGCTCACAGCGGCGGCAGCACTTTTGGCCCGTCACTGGCCAGAGTCCGGGGCTCGTCAGGATACCGCCTTACATCTTTCCGGTGCACTGGCCCATGCCGGCTGGAGCCTGAAGGAGATAAAAATTTTCACTCAAGCGGTAGTGCAGGCCGCCAAAGATGAAGAAATAGAAATGCGTCTAAGGGCGGTAGGCTACGCTATTGACAAGCTACAAAAAGGGATGCCTGTTAGTGGTTGGCCTAAGCTGGCCGAAGCCGTGGGCGAGAAAATTGTTGGCAGGGTACGGGAATGGATGGGTATTAGCTCAGCTACCAGTGATTTTGGCGGTGGAGTCTTTCGCCGCACAGACACCGGTAATGCTGAACGGCTTGTGTTCCACCATGGGGACGAACTCCGTTACTGCTACGAGCTGGGAAAATGGCTGATCTGGAACGGTAGGCGCTGGAAAATTGACGATAGCGGCGGGATTCATCGCAAAGCCAAAGATACCGTGCGCCGAATCGGAGCAGAGGCTATGCAAATTTATGATGAAACTGAGCGCCGGGCCATGCTTAAATGGGCTATGACCTCGGAATCCCGTACCCGGCAAAGAGATTTGATTACCCTGGCAGAAAGCCATTTGCCAGTGGCCCAAGAGCAACTAGATATGGATCCCTGGTTGTTAAATGTGCAAAATGGCACCTTGGATTTAAGGACTGGGAAGCTTATGCCCCACAGCAAGGAGCAGATGCTAACTAAGATTTGCCCTGTGGAATACCGCAACACCACCAGCAAATTATGGGACAGTTTCTTAAAAAGAGTATTGCCGGATCCCAAGGTAAGGGCCTTTGTGCAAAGAGCTGTGGGCTATAGCTTGACGGGGGGCTGTGGAGAAGAAGTGCTCTTTTTCCTTTACGGCACCGGGCGAAATGGCAAGAGTAAATTTATTGAAGCTATCCAATATATTATGGGGGATTATGCCAGCACCACTAGGCCGGAAGTATTTATGGAAAAAAAGCATGATGCAATTCCAGTGGAGCTGGCGGCCCTTAAAGGAGTCCGCTTTACTAGCACTGTGGAAACTAGCTATGGTCAGCGGTTTGCTGAAAGCCTAATTAAGCAGATAACCGGCGGCGATGAGGTGCAGGTGCGCTTTATGCGNCAGGACCCCTTTACCTACAANCCCCAGTTTAAGATTTGGCTGGCCAGTAATAACAAACCGGACATCCGGGGCCGGGATCAGGGTATCTGGTCCAGGATTATGCTAATCCCTTTTACTGTAATGATCCCTCCCCAGGAGCGGGACAAACAATTAGGGGAAAAGCTTAAAAAGGAGGGTGAGGCTATCCTTTCTTGGGCAGTAGAAGGCTGCTTGGCTTGGCANAAGGAGGGCCTTAATCCTCCGGAACAAGTGCTGGATGCAGTAAATGAATACCAGGAGGAAACAGATCNACTAAGCGGTTTTTTCGAAGACTGCTGTACNTTAAACCCTTTAGCNAAGGCGACTACAAGAGACCTATATAGTGCTTATGAAATGTGGTGCTTGGATAATGGTGAAACACCGGTAAGAAAAATCATGTTCTCCAGGATGTTACGAGAGCGGGGGTTTTCAAGTGTGAGAATTGGAGCAAAGAGTGCCCGGGGTTGGGCTGGGATTAAGCTGGGCCAAAAAACTCAAAGCGGAAGTGGAGAGGTTTTCGATATTTTGAACTAATACCGACGCCACCGACAGCACAGACAGTAAAACGGGAATTGCCTCTGAAAGCGAAAATTATTTATGCAAACCCGGGAAAATATGTCGGAAGCGTCTGCTATAGCCCATAAGTTGGAAACCACCGACACACAGACGCATGTAGACGCAGATTTCTATATTACTCTTATGTAGTTATTTTTCTATGTGTTAATAGTAAAAAGTGTGTCTGTATGTGTCATGTGTCGGTAAAAAACTGTCGGCAGTACGGACGCAAAATTTGGATTAGTGCATTGCAATTGGAGGCGGAAAGGGCAAATTAAAGGTGGAGATTTTATTGAGGGAACAAGAGATTGAAAATAGACTAAGGCAAAAAGTGGAACGTGCAGGGGGGCTGGCCTTGAAATTCATCTCCCCGGGGGCGGCCGGTATGCCAGACCGGGTAGTGCTGCTACCTGGCAAGAGGATATTTTTCGTAGAGCTCAAAGCACCGGGTGCAGATTTAAGACCTTTACAACTAAAAAGAAAGGAACAGCTGGAAAACCTGGGTTTCAAGGTCTATGTTATCAATTCTTACAATACCATAAATNACTTTTTGCAGGAGGTGATGGAGTGAAATATATTCCCTATAGCTATCAGGAATATGCTTTGAAATTCATTTTAAATAGTAAAGCCGCTGGCATCTTTTTAGATTGCGGTTTAGGTAAAACCGTGATTACCTTAACAGCTATTGCGGAGCTGATGCATAACCGCTTTGAAATAAGTAAAGCACTGGTAATTGCGCCACTGCGGGTGGCGGAAAATGTATGGGATGTTGAAGCTAAGAAATGGGATCATCTAAAACATTTACGGGTCGCTAAAGTGTTAGGTTCCGAAAAAAAGCGTATCCAGGCGCTAAATACTAACGCTGATATCTATGTGATAAATCGGGAAAACACCAAATGGTTAGTTGATTACTACAAAAAGGACTGGCCCTTTGACATGTTGGTGTTGGATGAACTTTCTAGCTTTAAATCCCACCGGGCTAAAAGATTTAAGGCCCTTAGAAAGGTGCGGCCCTTATGTAAGCGGGTAGTAGGTTTAACTGGTACCCCAGCGCCTAATGGATTGATTGATTTGTGGGCCCAGGTCTATCTTTTGGATAGCGGCCAACGGCTGGGCAAAACCATAAGCGGTTATCGGGAACGCTACTTTTTACCTGATAAGCGGAATCAGCATGTGATCTTTTCCTATAAGCCCAAGGAAGGTGCTGAAGAAGCTATCTACAAAAAACTATCAGATATCTGTATTAGCATGAAAAACAGAGATTATCTAACCCTACCTGAACGCATGGATAATATCCTGGGGATTAACTTGCCACCAAAAGTCTTGGAACAATATCGACAACTTGAAAGGGATCTTCTATTACCATTACTGGAAGGTGACATAGTGGCCGGAAGTGCTGCGGTACTTACCAACAAGCTATTACAAATAACCGGCGGGGCGGTTTATGACGAGGGGAAGAAAGTGCAAATTCTCCATGATGAGAAACTTAAAGCCTTGGAGGATTTAGTAGAGGCGGCTAATGGCAAGCCTGTGTTGGTTTACTATAACTACCGCCATGAACTAGAGCGGATACAAAAACAATTTCTGTGTAGGGTGCTAGATACAGCTAAAGACATGGAAGATTGGAATAAAGGTGAGATACCGGTTATGTTAGCTCATCCCGCTTCGGCCGGGCACGGTTTGAATTTACAAAACGGTGGAAGTACCATCATCTGGTTTGGGCTGCCTTGGAGCCTAGAATTATATCAACAGGCTAATGCCCGGATACATCGTCAGGGCCAGAAAAACACCGTGGTGGTGCATCATCTGGTGGCCAAGGAAACCATAGATGAAGACGTGATGCAGGTATTGGCTAAAAAGCAAGCCGGACAAGAAGCCTTGCTGCAAGCGGTTAAGGCCCGGGTGCGGGGTATTTACCAGGAGGTGAGTTAACTATGCAGGACTGCTTTGCTTATAGACGAAAAGGCTGCAGCGCTTTGAAAATCAAAAAGTGTGATGGCTGTAGCTTTTATAAAACGAAGGAGCAATATTTACGGGATCAAAAGAAAGCCCTAGATAGAATCTATACCTTAGATGAGGATAAACAAAGACATATTTTTGAGACTTATTACGGCGGTAAATAGGAGGTGTTGTAATGTGAATGCCAAGGAATATTTATCCCAGGCCCTTTGGCTTGATCAAAGAATCAACAGTAAGCTTGAGCACCTAGAAACATTAAGAACTTTGGCCTTGAGGGTAAGTGCAAATCTTTCGGAAGAAAAGGTATCCGGCGGTAATAATACTAGAAGTCATATGGAAAACATCGTGGTTAAGATTGTGGATTTGGAAAGGGAAATTAATGAGGATATTGACAAGTTGGTAAGTCTAAAAGCTGAAATCATGGAAATCATAGATCAGGTGGATGATCCCGTTTGTCAAATGATACTGGAGATGAGATATATTAACGGCAAGACTTGGGATGAAATTGCTGCAGATATAAGGTTTGATATAAGAACAGCTTTTAGGGTCCACGGTAAAGCTCTAAAGGAAGTAGAGGAAATTAAAAATCGTCAGTGAATGTCAGTGAATGTCATCAAATGTCAGTTGGGAAGTGTGCTATACTATAGATGTAGAGGCATGGAAAAAATCAGGAACACTAAATGCTGTCTGGATATGCCCTGGGATAGATCGACCACGACTCCCGGGAAACGCAGCATTCTTGACGAAGCCCTTGGGGATTAAATTCTCCGGGGCTTTTTCTATGCCCATTAAAGAAGGTGATTAAATATGCCCAGGAAACCATTAAAACCTTGTCGTCACCCCGGGTGCCCGGAACTGACCGAGGGAAGGTATTGCAACAAACATCAAAGACAGGTGACCAGGGAGTATAACCGCAAACACAGACCTTACCAAAAGTTATATAAAACCGCCCGGTGGCAACGGTTGAGGCGGCGCTTGTTGTCTGAACACCCTCTTTGCACCTTGTGCAAGCTTCAGGGTAGAATCACTCCAGCAACGGTAGCAGACCACATCAAGCCCCACAAAGGTAACCTAGAGTTGTTTTGGGATGAGGATAATTTACAGGCCCTCTGTAAGTCTTGCCACGATAGTAAGACAGCTAAGGAAGGTCGCTGGGGAGAGAAGGGTAAGGTTTACACTTACTGATTGGGGGTAGGGGGGTATCAATCCCTACAACCTGTGGCCCCAGGAGCGGCGGCGGGGCAACACGCAAGAATTCGCGAAATTCAGGGAGGGGGGTATGAGGGCTAAAGGGCTAGTATTAGCGGTTAAAAAGGGGTGGGGGAATGAGCATCAAAAAACTGAAAACAAATATTGAGATATGTGGCCCAGGGGAACTAATAGCTATCATAGACGAAATGATTGAGTTGGCAAGCCGGCTGCAAGAGGTTGAGCTTACTATTAAAACCGGCTTGCCCGGCAGCTTAAAAACCTAACTTCCTAGCAGCATATTCCTCCGCAGCTTTTGAAAGCATGTTTTCCCAGGTTTCAAAATTTGTATTGCTTGCTACATAAGCATCCATATCTTCCTCAGGGATGACCTCAAAATCTTCCTGGGAGGTTACATTAAAACTACTTGACGAAAAGAATTCTTCTATGGATTGGAATTGGGTGTATTTTTTCATGAAAGGTGTAGTAAACAAGTCCTCAAAAGATACAGAATGGGTGCCATCTAATTCTTTGGCGGCCTTTTTCATTTGACGTAGTTTCTTTTGAAATTTATCGAACCCTTCGATTTTCACCTTAGTGCACCCCCTTTCTCAGGAGTTGTTGGTTGACTGTTGTTTAATTTCTATATTGGGTGAGAAAACCCTGCAATATAGAAAGGAGGTGGCCGTTTTGGAGATTAAGCGCATCCCGTTAGATGAGATTAACCCGGCTAAATACAATCCCAGAAAAGACTTAAAGCCAGGGGATGAGGAATACGAGAAACTGAAAAAGTCCATTGATGAGTTTGATCTGGTGGAACCGCTGGTGATGAATAAGCGGGGCAATGTGCTCATCTCCGGCCACCAGCGTTTGAAAATATTAAAAGAACGAGGCGATACGGAAACAGAGGTTTCAATAGTTGACTTGTCGCCTGAACGGGAGCGGGCTTTAAACATTGCTTTAAACAAAATCAG